TGCCCTGAATCTTCTACAGGAGCCATTTCTTCTGCCATATCTATTTATTGTTAGGGTTATGCTCGTCTTTCTACACGAGCTTGTTCCTGCATGTCAATTCTTTTCCTTATGGCTTCCAAATCTGCACCAACGAGATTAATAATCTCCATTACTACAGTTCTTTGGCCTTCCTGCCATGCAGATGTATAGGGGTCACTAGCATGTGAAGTACGAAAGACATAATGTGCATTTGCAAGCATTGCAATCACATCCTGCCCTTCTTCACCACTAAAGACCTCTTTAAAACTTTTACGCTTTCCTTTTTCCTGTAACCAGCGTGAAATCATCTATCTGTGTACATATTTGAAGGTAGAGCTTTGCCAGTTAAAATAGATTTACTTACTTGTTTGACTCTTGTAAATAATTTAGGACTAGCGGCATGTTCTTTATTATAAACAACATTATATTTAGTCAATAATTCTTTTTGACCTAATTTCCTTCCTCTGTGGTGTCCTGTTCCATCAAAATCTCGCCCAATAGCTTCTAATCCTGAAGGATGATGTGGAGAATATAATCTTCTAGGCAACCCGAAAGGCATAGCAGGTCCAGCAATCAAATATTTAAGTTTTCTTTTCCAACTAGGTTTTCGTGTAGATTTTTCCATTATGCGGCTTCTGACCTAAGTGATTCAGCTTTTGCCATTGATTCATTCAATTGACCAGCAACTTGTGCTTGTTGCATTTGAGCTTGTTCTTGTTGTTGTATCTGCTGTTCTGCAACCATTGCATCAACTTCTTCTTTTGTTCTAAGATTCGATGTAGGTATTTGTAAGACTTCAGCAGTATTTGAGAGTATTTGCTGAGTATTAAAGTACATCGGTATAGTCTGATCTATTTGAGCAAGTGGCATAATCATCTCAAATAACTGATTCATTGAATTTATCTCTCCTGAACGCATTGCGATTGAAACTGGATTTATATATTCTATTTTGAAGTTATTTTCCATCTCTTGAGGCATTTCAGGTAGTTGATATGACCTCATTAGTACATTAATTGTTCTTCTAATTAGCGGATCAAGAAATTCTGCTTCCTGTCTAGCAAGAATTGGCCCAAGTATAGGCATCCTTTGTCTCATCCTGACTGATACCTCAGTTGCACTAAACCTCATTACATCACCATCAGGTGCAACAGGGCCGGGAAGTTCAAGTAAGTCTAAGAAGTAACCTTCCCTAATTGCCGCAGTACATTTTGCATTTAATTTCTCTGCATAATCTGGTCTTGCATTTGTAGGAGCTTCAAATATCATATCTTTGCCCCCTAGCCCGATGGAATAATAATTTATCGCATCCGGTGTAGTATCTAGGGGGTCTAAGAGTCCAGAATCCGGTACAAATAGAGGCGGTGATACCGATTTCTGAACAGCCTTTAAATATGTCCTATCAACTTCAGTAATAAGCCTAATATCCGGCATTATTTCCCAAGTTGGCCCTCTTCCGTAAATTTCCCTATCTGATCGTTCCCATCTAGCACATATATAAGGCATCTCTTCATAGCCACTGAAATTTAAAATTTGTTTTTTATCTTTCAGATAATGAATAGACACAAAAGGTTTCATAAACCCTTCAGGCAAGAAGTTCTGTACTGTCCAAGAAGGGAATACTGCATGAACAATATCGTATTCATCCAGCATTTTATCTCCAAATCCTTTTTCTACAACTTGTTCCGGTAGAGTTTGTGGATCGAATCTTGAAACTAAATCTTTTGCTGTCTGTTTGTAATTTCTGTAGATCGTATCAATTTCCATTTCACTTCCACTACCTAGAATACAATCTGATAGTGGGAAATTACGGAACCGAGGGCCAAATCCCGGTTGATCTTCTACAAAAACAATACCTGTACCAAATGATCCTGCTTCTAAATAATATTGGAATACAGCACTTTGAAAATTAGATGCAGGTCTAGATATATGATGTTTTATTATGTTACTAGCTTCATCTAACCATAAAGCTACATTACGATTATTATCTAATCCGGGTATACCTGTAGTTAATTGAAACCATTCTGCACCCATCGGTGTAAAGACGTTATGAATATTAGATGCAAAGCGTTTCAATAATCGCATTGCTGTACCTTCAAACGCCATACCCATTCTATTATCACCTTTTGAATGAGTTGTCGTAAAATCAGAACGATGAGGAAGGACATATTCTGCCATTTCCTGCCACTCACGCTCCCATACCCTGCGGTTGTTTTTTAGTTTTTCGTGGTGTCTGTCAATTACAGCACCTAAATCTGTATTTTGATCTGCCATATAGTTTAAGAAGTTAAGATACTACTACCTTTAGAACCTGTAAGATCCATTTCTCTTCTAGAGAATTCAGCTAAACGCTTTTTCCCATAACCGCCACCTTCAGTAGATGCAGAAGAATTTGCATCACTTAACAAACTATCAGGATCAGGTTCAGGTTCAGGTTCAGGTTCATCAGGAGAAGTCCCCACTTTCAATGTGGTACTCCATTTGTTATCTCTGAACATCTGAGCTAGGGCTGGATTTGAAAAGAAAACTCCATTGTAGTAGTTTTCGTCTGGAATTGGGTCGTCACCACCATACGTTTTCTGGTTCTTAGGATTTATCAGGGTTTTTCCCATTATACCTCTCTACATTAAGATTGATTTACGATTAAGATGTTAAAAGACTTCTACTACGTCCTAATGTACGATTCATCTGTTTTCTTGACTGTTCAGCAACTCTTTTTTTGCCATAACCTCCACCTACAGAACTTGATCTACTAGATCCACTAGATCCAGATATAATAGAACCAGATTTACTAGGACTTTGTAGTGATTGATCTATACCTTGATCCTCATAATTTTCTTCTCCTTCGGCAAGTTCCTCCTCCGTAGCGGTATAATAATTTTTTGTACCGGGATATGTACTTGTTGGTTCTTCATATGTGGGATTAGGGCTAGTTTGATCTGGCCTATAAACTCCTGTTGCATTATTGGTGGCATTGGTGGCACTTTCGGTTACAGCCGATTCTTGATCAGAATCATCATCATCAAAAGGACTTGTAGTTACCGTATTGTTACCGGAAGTAGGAGCTGGATTATCTTTTTGCCAACGACGTATCGCAGACATTATGGACCAAGATGGGAACTTCGGAAAGGACCACGTAGTCTTACCAGGATTCTTTGTCTCGCCTGTCGCCATGTTAGTTACAGGTGTGCTAGTAGTTCCATCTTCACTACTCTGTCCTACCGCTACCGCAGTAGTTTGCTCTGGATAAAGAAGCTCATCTGCTGTAGGAGCTTTTGACGGGCGCATGACAGGTGCTCGTGGCATTCTTGGCATCATATTACCTCCTTATGACGTTAAAAGACTTCTTCTATTAGAAGATGTTAAATTCATTTGACCTCTGGATTGTTTACTACGTGTATTTTTCTTATATCCTCCAGCTACAGTAGATGCAGAAGAATCACCACTATGATAGTTCGACTCTAAATTATTAGTATCACTATTATTACTATTATTATTAGCTGTTATAATTGATGTAGCAGTTTTCTCTAGTTTCTTTTTAACAGGATCGAATAATGCTTGTATAATATCATCTTTAGTCTCATTAAAAGAATTTTCTGCTGCAACATAAGTTTCTTGTGTCTTTTCAACTGCGTCT